GATAGCCTTGTGCATATACTCGTCCTCTTTTATCTACTTTCTGATTAAGATAGAACTCATTACCTGCATCAATTATCAGGTCATATACTGCCTGACTTTGTTCTGCAAATATCTCATGCATTTCCATTCTGTACATAGCTTCAGCGATAGCTTCTTCATCTGTTAATTCAGGATAATCTTGTAATATCATATCTGCTGTAACTTCTTCTTTTCGTTCTTCAACTACTTCAGATATAAATTTAACATCTAATTTCAATGGCACTGAAGCCATGAGATTAAGTACATCAAGACAAATATCACCATCATGATGATTCCCACTACCTAAGATTAAAGATTCTTTAACAGTCAAATATCCACTGTCTTTATTCTCTTTTAATCTTCTTGGTTTCTGAATCATTGGCGGCATATACAAGCATCTATCCGCTGCATCCTGTATTTCTTCTGGTATTTCAATCAAACTTACAATCATCCAACTTGCTTCATTAGATTCTTTTATAAGTTCATACCATTCCATCTCAGACAATATTGCTAGTATTTCACTCATGGTTTTAATGCTGTCTAACTTCTTCATATCTAATAATGAAGCTAGTTGTCCTACAGCATTTGTAAGCAATGTCTCTACTTGAATCTCAGTAGTTCTAATAACAACATCAACCACTAATTTTCTTAAATCCATTTCAGCTAGTTTCTCTAATCTAGCTTGTTTGCTTGGATAATACTCAACACTCATCCATTCTTCTAACAACACTACAGCTTGATCAATATCTTCATCCTCAATATTCTCAAGGATAAATTGTTTGATCATTTGTCTTGGTTTCTTTTTACTAAAGTGTTCTTCAATTTCTTTTTGATTCATGTCTATCTCCAATACAACAAAAAGGGCTAGGCACACTCAGTGTGCCTGTCACCTACGGTGACTAGTATTTCTACTAGCCCTCTAGTTTTATAAGCTGTCTAACAATGCAGCAGTTTGAGCATTTGCTGATAACCGCTGTGTCTGCAATTTCAACAAATTTTCTGCTTCAATATCAATCATTCTTGTTGATTTTTCTGCTGCATTTACTAAGTTGTCTACAGCAGTTACACCTGTAGATACAGTATTTAGTGCTTGCGTAGATACAACCAAACCAACACTTACAACATCCAATAATTCTTTTAACATTTTACTTCTCCACTACATAATAAAAGGGAAGAAGCGTACGGAGTACGCCTCAAGGTTATTTTCTTAATTCATCAAGCAATACACGTAAATATGCCAATTCAGCTAAATCTTTGGCTATTGATAGATCTGTTGTGTACTCTGCAATGGGTCTGTACTGTCTCATACTTTCTTTCCTATACTCAGCAGTGTTCCACGCTTCAATTTGTTCTGCTGCTAACTTAATGATGTTCTCTACATTTAACATGTTTACTCTCCAATTAGTGACTATCTTACTTAATTTCACTACGACATCTTTTCAGACATCGTAGTATTTACCTTACAGATTTGAACTAATCAAACCTAAAATACAAGGTATGATAATGATTGCTGTGATCACTAAACCATCTACAACAAACATCAATTTTTCACGTTTTATAGCTTCTTTTAAACTCATTTTTACTCTCCAATTAATTTGACTATCTTACATAAGCACCAATACCCTATTTCTAGGGTACTGGCTTCCTATCCATTAGATGAATAGTTTTACATCACTAGTAGTACTCTTTTCAGTAGTGTGATAAATAATAGACATCTTGCTTTTCAATACTTCAATATTTCCTTCATCTTGAAGTAACCAACTGGCGATTTTACGGTGATTACTTTCACCATCCTTCAACACAATAGCTCCAATACGACTAGAGCCAGCTGATGAAGGTAATGCAAAGTTCAAATAACCAAGCACACCTTTATCATCGATTGATTCATCATCTGAATCTAATTCGATAAAGTCTAATGCATCGTCAACACTAACGCTGTTATATGTTAGCTCGAACTTATCCATTAACGATGCAGCTTTATCACCAGCATCGTCTCCAATCCACTCAAGCAATTTGCTTTCAATAGCATTGCTCTCACGTAAAGGTAAGATTCCCAATTTAGTACGTGATGCACCAGTCACGTAAATATTGATAATACCTTTAGCTTTTTTCCAGCTATCACTGTTCACTGCAGCTTTGTTAGAACGTGTTGCTGCATTTCTTTTTGGTAAAGCCATGATACTTCTCCTAGATATAAATAATTTCATGTACACACACAAGGTGTACACGAAGCGTCCACAATGGACAAATACATACACAATGTATGCCTTTACGAGCGACAGCGAGCCAACTAGATAGTTAGGTAAAAACCGAAGGGATTTTAAAAGGTAATGCCACAGGCATTACTACATGTGGAGCGAAAGGGTGTGCATCTTATCCCTTGTCGAGACTATCCAGAAGTGTGTGACAAAAACGAGAGTATGTAGATATAAGACATATAGATAGTCATGCAGATAGCTAATGTGTGATGCTTTAAATCCCCACTACATACGGTTAGTATATAGTGAGGATATAGGTTTACAATTGATCTAGTAGATCAGATTGTGATTTGGTGTATGAATTTATGATAGATTGTTCGATCATTGGCATTACCGTACCTGTAGTGCGTTCAACTGCACTAGTGATATGTCGAATAGTTTTCGATATATCACCAACTGATTCAACAGTGTTAGTGGCAACACTGATTGATACAGATACAAAGTTAAAGGCTTCAGTTAACATAGTCATGATACTCTCCAGTAAGATTAATAGCACACAATTGTGCTCTTCCGAGCGACAGCGAGAATAAGGATGCTTATAGATACCCGGGGGGGATAGCTTACTTTGACTGGAGTGTGTGGGCATTATTGGAGTGCTACTAATATTGAAAAAAATCTGGATTCCTTCAGACTGTATAGCACTCGTACTAATACTAAAAAATAATAGGAAATAAAATGAGTTTAACCATAGAACAATTTAAACAAGCTTTACCTGAGAAAGTTAAGAAGTCAGTTAATCAAGAGTTAATTGATCAGATTAATCACACGTTAAGTGATCCAGATTTATATGAGGCATATAGGGATAACCTACTTAGTTATACTAAGGTTATGGCTGATGGGAAGTTTAAGATTACTGATTATATTAATGCTGTTAAGTATGTTAGTCATAAGCTTATGGGTGGGACTAATATTGATGCTTATAGTAAGACATTCCCTGATAAGATTTTAAGATTTAATGCTACTGGTGTGTCATCGAAAGATATTGCTAGTTATGTCACTGCATATAATAAATCTAAGTTAGTTAACCTGATTTATGAGCAAACGCTTATTCCTCACTATGTATTAAACCAGGATTTATATCAGAAGGCTTTGAATGTACAGGCAGAGCTAATGGTTAGTGCTAATAGTGAGAAGGTTAGGACTGATGCTGCTAATAGTTTGCTTACACATTTGAGAATGCCTGAAGTTAAGAAGGTTGAGTTGGATATTGGGATTAAAGAAGATAGTAGTATTAATGCTTTGAGGCAAGCGACTATGGAGTTGGTTGCTAATCAGAGATTGGTGATGCAAGCAGGTCAGATGACTGCTGGTGGTATTGCGGGTTCCAAGCTACAATTGGTTGATGACAATATTATTGATGGGGAATTAACTGATGGCTGATTTGAATAAGGTATTTGAGAAGACTGATGCTGCTGAGAAAGCTTATGGATTACCTCCTGGAATTATGCGTGCAATTATGCACAATGAGATAAGGTATAGTGATAAATACTTAGATACCCCTGATACGTATCACTATCCTGTTGCTGCTGATGGGAAGCATCGAACTAAAGAGGGTACCCAGTCTAGTGCGTTTGGTCCATTTGGTATTTTAGATTCTACTGCTCAGAAGCCGGGATATGGGATTACTCCGTTGAAAGATAAAAGCCTCGATGAACAGGTAAGGTTTACTGCAGAAATGTTGGCTAAAACTAGTAAACATTTAGGGGGTATTGATAAAGCTTTGGATTTATACGGTGGTGGTACACCTGGGTATACGCAAAAGGTTTTACAGAATATCGCTAATCCAGAGAGGATTGCTGTTAAAAATACGACACCTGTTATGGCAAGTAATGACGTTGCTCCAGCTAAAGTAGTTCCCCTGGCTTCAGCACCAAAGGTGGTACCTGTTCAGCCAACAGTTGTGCAAGCTGCCCCAGTTGAAAAACCAGTAGTTATAGCAGAAGCACCAAAAGTAGTTGAACCATCTGTTGAGCAACCAGTTATAGCTCAAGCAGAGAGTATCCTTCCAGTAGCTGAACCAGTTACCCCTGAAGCATTACAGTATGGTCAGCAGCCAGCACAGGTAGTAGCTAAGGAGACACCTAAGACTATGTTAGATGTACTGGCTTCATTGGGTGAGGATGCCCCACAGGCACAAGAAGCAAATGTAAAAGCATTGAGCCAAGCTAAGAATGTAGCACTACAAAGGGCAGTAGCGAAAGTAGCTAATTTAGGTGCAGGGTTAGAAACCAATGATCAGGTGGCACAGTTGCAACAAGATGCACGACCTATGGAAACATTTAAAAATATTGTGATGCAGCAAAGGGCTGAAGCTGAAAATTATGGATAATACAGAAATTAAGAGAGTTGAGGATTATCTAAATGCTTTGGACTATAGCGATGATCCTTACTATGTTCCAAGTGAGTTTGCATTGGAATTTGTTACATTTATTAAGTTGGTAAATGGTGGACAAGGTGAAGAAAACTTAACACCTGTTGTGCATTATAAGATGTTGGATACACTGACAAATAAAGGTAAGCAAGTTATTAATTTATGTCATCGTGGTATGGGTAAAACTGTAGTCATGGGCGAATATTTATTTTTATATCTTGGTGTGTATGGTCATCTCCCTGGTTTTGGTAAAGTGGATGTCGCTCTTTATGTATCGGATTCTGTAGAGAACGGTGTAAAGAATATGCGTAAGAACTTACAGTTTAGATATGATAACTCTGATTTTTTAAAGCAGTACATTCCTGAAGCCAGGTTTACAGATATCAGGTGGGAATTTATTAATGCAGACGGGAATACTTTTATTGTTAAAGGATATGGTGCACAGACAGGTGTTCGTGGTGCTAAAGAATTAGGTAAACGACCACAATTAGCTGTACTTGATGATTTGATTAGTGATGAAGATGCTAGGTCTGCAACTGTTATTTCATCTGTAGAAGATACAGTTTATAAGGCTGTGACATATGCTTTGCATCCATCAAATAATATGATCATTTGGAGTGGTACCCCTTTTAATGCGAAAGATCCGTTGTATAAGGCAGTGGAATCAGGAGCATGGGAAGTTAACGTATTTCCTGTATGTGAGGTATTTCCCTGTAGTAAGGAGGATTTTAAAGGTAGTTGGCCTGATCGTTTTACTTATGAATTTGTAAAAGATAAACATGATAAGTCTTTACTGCTGGGTAAGGTGGATACATTCAATCAAGAGTTAATGCTTCGCATTATGTCTGATGAAGATCGTATGATTCAAGATGGCGATATTGGGTGGTATAAGATTGATGCTGTCTTACGTAATAAAAGCAGGTTTAATTTTTATATTACTACTGATTTTGCTACATCGGAGAAAGATAAAGCAGATTTTAGTGTAATATCTGTATGGGCATATAACAATGTTGGTGATTGGTTATGGGTTGATGGAGTATGTAAGCGTCAATTGATGGATAAAAACATTGATGATTTATTCAGACTGGCTCAACAGTATAAGCCTCAGTCAGTAGGTATTGAGGTTACTGGCCAACAAGGTGGATTTATTCAATGGATTCAGGGTCAAATGCTAGAAAGAAATATATACTTTCCATTGGCTAGTGAAGGCAATGACGCACGACCAGGAATACGCCCAAATACCAATAAATTAGTTAGATTTAATACAGTAGTTCCCTGGTTTAAAGCTAGAAAAATATTCTTTCCTTCAGAAAGAAAACAAGAAACTGCTTTGATTGAGGCAATGAATGAATTAAGTTTAGTTGCAGTAGGGGGATTTAGAAGTAAGCACGATGATTTCTTAGATACAATATCTATGCTGGCTTCGTTGAATCCTTGGAAACCATCTGAAGAAGCGGAGTTACATGAAAGCCCTAAAAAAGATAATATGTGGGACATTGATGACGATGATGGTCCTGTGGATAGAATGGCATCATATATTGTTTAATCCTTAAGTGAGAATTACCTATGACATTACAAGAAATATTTGATTTATTAACCTTCGGTGAACTAGCACAGCTTAGTATTGGAGGAGGGGAAGCAGGAATTATTGATGATTCTAATATGGCTAAGGTATTACCCCATATTAATTTAGGGATGACCGCTTTATACAAACGATTTAAATTAAAAGAATCCTCGTTAGTATTACCACTGGTTTCAGGACAATTAATTTATCCTCTGACGCAGCCAGATGTGATGAAGATTGAGCGTATTATTAGTCCAACTGGTGTAGAAATTAGCTTAAATGATCCAGATGACCCACAAGGATGCAGTACCACTAGTGATCGTACCTTAGTTATCAGTTCATTTTTAACTGAGATAGCCAAACATGAAAGTCTTACTGTTATTTATCGTGCTAATCATCCTAAATTAATGGCAGAAGATGGGTATGTAGACGTAGATACGTTAACAATTGAATTACCTGACTCATATATTGAACCTTTATTGTACTTCGTTGCTGCAAGGTTATTATCTTCTACTGGTTCAGGACAGTTTGAGGGCTTAGCTAGTATGCAATATCTCCAAAAATATGAGGCAGCCTGTAAACAATTAACAGATTGGAATCCTCAAGCAGCTCCATCAAGAGAAGTTCCTCGAATTCAGTTAGGTGGGTGGGTATAATGAAAGTATTAATTACATATTTTGGAATCAGTTATGACAAATAAACCAATCGAAGAACAACAAGATATTAAGGTACCTGAGAGTTGGACTAAACCACCTAAATTAAGAGAATTAAAGCAAGATCAACAAGAAGCTAGGGCCATTCATACAGGTCGTGTAGAGAAGATCTCTGCATGGTTGGATAATATGAATATGACAGGGAAAGCCTCATTAAAACTCCCTGCTAATCAATCAACAATTCAACCTAAACTGATTAGAAAGCAAGCAGAATGGCGATATGCTGCTCTATCGGAACCGTTTTTATCTACTACTGATGTATTTAATGTAAATCCTGTAACCTGGGAAGATAAAAATGCAGCAAGACAGAATGAGTTATTGCTTAATTATCAGTTAAATACCCAGATTGATAAAATTAGGTTTATTGATGAGTATGTACGTACTGCTGTAGATGAAGGTACAGTGATTGTTCAATTAGGTTGGGAATTTCAAGAAGAAACTTATGAAGAGTTAGTACCTGATTTTGAATTTGTAGTAAATCCCCAGTTAGCAGAACTTCATCAACAATTAGCTGAAATGAAACAGCTATCTCCTAGTCAGTTTCAAACTGATATCCCAGATGAATTAAAGCAAGCCCATGAGATGAGTGTGCAATCAGGGCAACCAATTGAACCAGTGAACTTAGGTACTGCAACTATGCAGACTAAGACTAAAACAATTGTGAATCGTCCTACACTTGAGGTATGTGATTATCGAAATATTATGATTGATCCTACAGCTCAGGGTGATATTGATAAAGCTAACTTCATTATCAAGAGTTATGAAACCAGTAAATACTTGTTAAAGAAAGATGGTAAGAAATATCAGAATTTGGATAAGATCAATATTGATAATGTATCAGTACTGGCTTCACCTGATCATAGTGCTAGGGAAGCAGAACAGAATTTCAATTTTAAAGATGATGCTAGAAAGAAATTTGTTGTATATCAGTATTGGGGTAAAGTTGATGTGGATGGTAGTGGAAATGTTACCTCTATTGTAGCTGAGTGGGTAGGTGATGTTCTGATTCGTATGGAAGAATCCCCATTTCCTGATAAAAAATTACCTTTCATCTTAGAACACTATTTACCTGTTCGTAAGGATAACTATGGTGAACCTGATGGTGCTTTATTAGAAGATAATCAAAAAGTTATTGGTGCTGTTACTAGGGGTATGATTGATATTCTTGGGAAATCCGCTAATGGTCAGACAGGTATTCGTAAAGATATGCTGGATTCCGTAAATCGTAAGAAATTTGAATCTGGTAAAGATTATGAATTCAACTCTAATGTTGATCCTAGACAGGGTGTGCATATGCACGTATTCCCAGAGATTCCTAACTCAGCTCAATTCATGTTACAGGTTCAGAATATGGAAGCTGAATCAATGACTGGTGTTAAATCATGGGCACAGGGTATGTCTTCTAGTGCACTAGGTGATGTTGCTGTAGGAATTAGGGGTGCATTAGATGCAGCGTCTAAAAGAGAATTAGGAATCTTACGCAGATTATCAAATGGCATCATTAAGATGGGGAGAAAGCTCATTAGCATGAATGCTGTTTTCTTATCTGAGGAAGAGGTAATACGTGTTACTAATGAGCAATTTGTTACGATTAGACGTGATGATTTACCGGGTAATTTCGATCTAACTTTAACCATTTCTACTGCTGAAGAAGATAATAATAAGGCTGAGCAGTTAGCATTTATGCTTCAAACAGTAGGTCCTAATATGGATCCTGAACTATCTAAGATTATTCTTAGTGATATTGCTAGATTACGTAAAATGCCTGATTTAGCACAGAAAATTATTAACTTCCAACCACAGCCTGATCCATATCAAGAGCAAATGAAACAGCTTGAGATGATGAAGTTACAGGCAGATATTGAATTACTGAAATCTAAAGCACAAGAGAATTTAGCTGACATTGGATTGAAGAGTTCTAAAGCTGGAACTGAAGTAGTCAAACAAGGTCACTTGAAATCGGATACTGATCTTAAAAACTTAGAGTTCTTAGAACAAGAGTCAGGTGTTAAGCAAGCCAGAGAGAAAGAATTGCATGGGGTAAAAGCCTCAGCTGATTTGACTAAACAACAAAATGATTTAGCCTATAAGGAGTCTAAAGATAACAAGGACTTCTTGAAAGAATATTTGACCAATAAGGATAAAGACTGATATAACTTAGTCTCCTTAATTTTTATTAATCTTATTTAAAGCAAATAATAAATATGACATCACAATACATTGAAGCAATTGAACGAGATGTTGCAACAGCAACTACAATAGTGAATCTCGGTAACACGCTTGAAAGACTTAAAAAGAACAAAGATTTTAATACTGTAATCGTTAAAGGTTTTTTTGAACAAGAAGCTATTAGACTTGTTCATTTAAAAGCAGATCCAAGTATGCAATCTAAAGAGGCACAAGATAGTATTATTGCTCAAATGGATGCTATCGGTGGATTGAGTTCTTATTTAGACACTATCATTCTTAGAGCTAATATGGCACGAAGAACTCTTGAAGATTCAGCTGATCAATTAGCTGAGTTATATGCTGCAGGAGATGAAGAATGAGTGTTGAACAAGAGTTAGAAACACAAGAGGATCAAACAGAAGTTAATCCTTTAGACATGTCAGATGAAGATTTCTTAGCTTCACCTCCTTATGAGGAACCAGTAGAACAAGAAGAAAGTTCTACGAATGAAGAAGAAGATGCACCTACTCCTGAAGATGAAACTCAAGCAGAAGAAGATACTTATGAAGATTCATCTGAAACTCAATCTGAAGAATCTAAATCAGATACTCAAGAGGAAGCTACTGATCAGATTGATTATAAAGCAGCATACGAACAGATCTTAAAACCTTTTAAGGCTAATGGTAAAGAAGTACAAGTTCAGTCAGTAGAAGATGCTATTTCACTCATGCAAATGGGTGCAAACTATAATAAAAAGATGGCAGGGTTAAAACCTAACCTTAAAGTCTTAAAACTCTTAGAGAGTAATAATCTCTTAGATGAATCAAAATTAAACTTCTTAATTGATCTTGATAAAAGAAATCCAGATGCAATTACTAAGTTGATTAAAGATAGTGGGATTGATCCATTTGACCTCAATGAAGAGAAAGCAAATGCTTATCAACCTACAAATAGAGCAATTGATGATCAATCTCTAGAATTAGATTTAGTTCTTGAAGAACTTAAAGAAACTCCTACATACTCTCGAACTTTAGAAGTTGTAGGTAAATCATGGGACAACTCTAGTCGAAACACTGTAGCTACCCAACCTCAATTAATTAAAGTTATAAATGACCACATGGCCTCTGGTATTTATGACATTATTAACGCTGAAGTTGAACGTGAAAAAATGTTTGGAAGACTGAATGGGATGTCAGACATCGATGCTTATCGTAAAATTGGTGATGCTATTCAAGCACGTGGTGGATTCAACCATATTGGAAATCAACAACCAACTGCTCCAGTAAAAGTACAACCGAAACCTAAAGCTGATGATGCACAATTGAAAGAAAAACGTAGAGCTGCTAGTTCTACTCCTGCTGCTGCAAAAGTAGTAGCTAAAAATGAATTTAATCCTTTATCTATGTCAGATGAAGAATTTAATAAAATGTCCGCATCACAATTTATTTAACAGGAAATTAAAAAATGGCACGTCAGTATAATGATCCTATTAATGGATCAGCTTCATCAGTTGGTGTACAAATCAACAACTTCTACTTCCAAAAGAAAGCTTTAATTGAGATTGCTAAAGAAGCATATTTTGGTCAATTAGCAGATACGGTTTCCATGCCTAAAAACATGGGTCAAAAAATCCGTAGATATCATTACTTACCTTTGTTGGATGATCGTAACTTAAACGATCAAGGTATTGATGCTGCTGGTGTTACTATCGCTACTACAGACTTTTATGTCACTCTACCTCGTGCAATTATTGCTATTGCTAATGCTTCAGCTGCTGCTGCGGTAACTGCAATCAATGCAAATACAGGTGGTACAACTGCTGCTGCAGGTGCTGCTGATTCAGGTGGTACTGGTTTTGCGAATGTAACAGTTACTGGTCCATTGACCTTTAAAGTTAATACCGAAGCTAAAGCTAATACAATTATTGCATTGAACATTGGTGCGAAAAAACAGCAAGGATCTGGTAACTTGTATGGTTCAGCAAAAGACGTTGGTTCAATCTCAGGTAAATTACCTGCAGTATCTGAAACAGGTGGTCGTGTTAACCGTGTAGGCTTTAAACGTATCGAGTTAGAAGGCACATTTGAAAAATTCGGCTTCTTCGATGAATACACACAAGACTCTTTAGATTTCGATACAGATTCTGAATTGGCACAACACCTTAACTCTGAAATGTTGAAAGGTGCAAACCAAATCACTGAAGCAGCTTTACAAGTAGATTTATTGAATAACGCAGGTACAATTCGATATGCTGGTACAGCGACATCAAAAGCAACTATTGGTGCTACTACAGTAACCTATGGTGATTTAATGCGTTTATCTATTGATTTAGATAACAACCGTACACCTAAATCAACTAAAGTTATTGCTGGTTCACGTATGGTTGATACCCGTACAATTATGGGTGGTCGTATTGCTTACATTGGTTCTGAATTGATTCCTACATTCAAAGCTATGAAAGACTTACACAACTTACCTGCATTTATTCCAGTACATCAGTATGCAGATGCTGGTACTGCAATTCATGGTGAGATTGGTTCTATCGATGCATTCCGTTTTGTGGTTGTTCCTGAGATGCAAAGATGGGCTGGTGCAGGTGCTGATGCATCTGGTACAACTACTCACTATGAAACAGGTGAACGCTATGACGTATTCCCTATCTTAGTAGTTGGTGATGAATCTTTCACTACTATTGGTTTCCAAACTGATGGTAAATCAGTGAAATTTAAAATCACACACAAAGCACCAGGTGAAGCTACAGCAGATCGTTTTGATCCTTATGGTGAAACAGGGTTCACATCGATTAAATGGTGGTATGGGTTTATGGCATTACGTTCTGAACGCCTTGGCTTAATCCTCACATCAGCAACTTTATAAGCTGAATAGATGGGGGTGATTAATTTCACCCCTATTTTTTTAACCAAATTTATTGAGAATATTATGGATATTGAAGAAAACACAGAAGTAGTACAGGATGAATTAGCAAGCTTGAAAACCAGAGCAGATATGCTTGGGATTTCATATCACCCATCAATTAAATTAGACAAGTTAAGAGAGAAAGTCTTAGCACATATGACTGAAGAAGTAGCAGAAACTCCTGTAGCTGTAGAAGAATCAGAGCAACAAATGAAACGTAGAATTAAAGAAGAATGTCTTCGTTTAGTTCGTGTGCGTATTACCTGTATGAATCCAGCAAAAAAAGAATGGCAAGGTGAAATCTTATCAGCAGGTAATTCAGTGATTGGTACTGTGAAAAACTATGTACCATTCAACACTGAAGATGGCTGGCATGTTCCTCAAATTTTATTAAATATGATGGAAGAACGTATGTGCCAAGTATTTACTTCTACAACTGATTCACGTGGTAATACAACTCGTAGAGGTAAGCAAATTAAAGAATTTGCAATTGAGTATATGCCTGCTTTAACACCAGATGAATTAGCTAAATTAGCTGCACGTCAGGCTGCTACTAAATCATTAGAAGACTAATCTTTCGGAGACCCAAAATAAATGGTTACTACCACAATAACTCCAATTACAGTAGGTGACTTAACTACTGCAGCCCTAACTGGAACAGGGATATTTGATATTTTAATGCAAGCAAATAAGGTCCATCTAGAGGCTGAATTTGCAAAGAATCGTATTAAAGGACCAGAGTATGCCACTGTTTATTTAGGGTCTCTACAGTCTGTTCTATCGACTGCTACTCAATTTTTACTACAGAAAGATAAAACTGCATTAGAAGCTCAAATCTTAGAGCAGCAGTTAATTATGGCTAAAATTGAAGCCAGAAAAACTGAAGCAACTATTAGACAAATAGATGCTCAAATTGCTCTAGCTGTCGTACAGGCTGAGATTGCACGATCTGAGTTAGAGATTTCTAAAGCAAATCAGTTAAAGGTACCTGCTGAAATAGCGCATATTCAAGCTCAGACAGGTGTTGCTATACAACAGAAAATTAATCTGGTTTCAGATGAATTAAATACTGTTCAGCAACGAAATATGATTATTGCTCAAACAGCAAACATCAATGAAGAAAAAGCTAATATTAGTAAACAGGGTCTTCAGTTAGACGCTCAATATTCTGTAACTGTTCAACAAGCTAAAAATCTTGCCACTGAGGAACTTAATACAAAAGCTCAAAAGATCCAGATTGAAGCTCAGACAGGATTAATTGGGCACCAGGCAGTCCATACCGCAAACCAGGCAACAAAAGTAACTCAAGAAACTGAAAACCTCAAAGCTGAAAAGCTAAACATTGAAGTACAAAAATTACAGATTATTGCACAAACAGACTTAACAACTAATCAGTCTGGATTGACTAGTCAACAGCTGTTAAAGACAGTACAAGAAACCATCAATACAACAACAGAAGGTAATAATTTAGTTAAACAAGGGCTGCAGATTGAAGCTCAGACAGGGTTAATTGGGAAACAAGATGCACACACAGCACAACAAACATTAAACCTTATAGCTGAGGAATTAAATTTAACTAGTCAGGGTAATCAAATTAAAGCACAAACTGCATTAACAGTTGAGCAGTCGGACAAAGTTAAACAAGAGGTTGCTAATTTAAAAGCTGAGGAATTTAATCTATTTAGTCAAGGTGTGCAGATTGAGGCTCAAACCAGATTAACTAATGAACAAGCTAATACTGCAGTACAGCAACAGGCTAACCTTAAAGCTGAAGAACTGAACTTATTTAGCCAGGGGTTACAGATTGAAGCACAAACACAGTTAACTACTGCACAAACTGTGAATGCGAAACAGCAACAAGAAAACCTAAAGGCAGAAGAGATCAATCTATTTAGCCAAGGATTACAAATTGAAGCGCAGACAAAGTTAACTACTGAACAAGCAATTACAGCGCAACAACAGCAAGAAAACCTGAAAGCTGAGGAGTTAAATTTATTCACTCAAGGGTTATTATTGCAAGCGCAAACTAACCATGCTACCCAAGAGACCATCCTCTCTCGTTATAAAACTGAATCAGAGAAAAAACAAACTATTGGTTTAGGACTGTACGATGCTAAAGGTGATTTAATACCTAATACTGAAGAACAAGCTGGTGTACTTGAAAGACAGAACCGGATTTTAGATGTCAATAAAGATAAGCTTCAAGCGGAGAAAGATTTATTAACAGTAAATCTATTGAAAGCATCTGCAGAGAAAGATTTAATAATTGCAAATGAAGCAAAAACTAAAACAGAGAAAGACGTGTTAACGGTTACTCTATTAAAGACATCGGCAGAGAAAGACTTATTAACGCAGAAACTTGCTACAGAAAAAGCACAGACTAAAAGTGAAAATGTTGATGATAATAGTGTTATTGGTAGACAGAAAGCTTTGTATGTTCAACAAACTGAAGGATTTAAACGAGATGCTGAACAAAAAGCAGCTAAAATTGCAGTAGATGCATGGGCAACTATTCAAATGGCAGACCCTAATAATACATCAGATACTGTTGCTATCACTCCTGGCACTCGAAATGCGATTATCAAAAAATTAGTTGCAGGGGTTGATTCGGAAGCATCATTTGTTGCCTCTGGTTGAACATGATTCAGTAGGATAGGTAGGATTTGATATACTAAAGGGAACTTCGGTTCCCTTTATTTTTGGTAGGTATTTTATGGGATTATTCAGTAGTAAAAAAGTAACAACAATTACAGTAGCTACACAAGCTATGAGAGTAGTAAAAGATTCACAGTTACCTAATTCACGATTAGCTGGTATGGCTGAATATCTAAAAAATGGTAATGGGTTTGTTGAAAGAATAGAAAATAATTTAGTTAATGGTATAGGACAGAAAGCTAATTCTTACCATGCACGAGCAATGAAACAATATATTTGGGGGGTACCACAAGGAAACCTATTAGTTATGTCTCGCTCATTGCCATCAGTTATTTCCTCTATTGCTGCAGAAGAAAAAGTAGCTGAGTCAGATATTTCAATAGAGTATTCATACTATATGCCATTGAATCTTTATCACTTAGCCTGGATTGATTTAATTACACTGCATGGGTATGACCCTGATACAAATAAATTAGGTAAATTATCTACTGACTTAGCTCAGACAGTTTACTTAGATGACCTGGTTTTGGTAATGCGGTCAATCAATGATGAGGAAGAATCTCCATATTCAGATGTAGTTTTAGAATCATGGGGAAGACCTACAACTTCAAATTACTCACCATCACGTCCTTATGAGGAGGATGCTGCTTTATATACAGACAGCACGGAAGTACAGATTTTAGACTCATTAGCTGTTGATGCACAATTCACAGTAAAGTATTCATATAAACCATTAGTAGATGCAAGTACCAATACTTTAACTACTCCTGGGGTAACTACAGGAAGTTTTTCTTTACCTGCTAAGACTGACTTAATTAAAGTGATTTTAGATGAGTCAGGAAAAGATACTAATTTAAATGCCCATAAAGACCAATACCAGATCAAATATAAAGTCAAAGGAAAGACTAAGTTTATTACTAGAGATAGCTCTTTTGTTTCTGGTTCAACATCTGGAACAGTATTCACTACCCCTAATTCTTCTGCAGGAAACTTCTTCCCTCTCGTCTATTTTCGATGGGATAAGAAAGATATTACCGATGAAAAACAATTAACCAGTGCTGAAGATATTCAAGCATTCCAAGACTCTAAAAAACTATTAAACACATTAGGTTTAAAGTATGACGAAATGGGTAAAAGTATCCATTATGAGACAATTGAAGAAGAGACTGAAACAACAGAAACATACGTAGATGAAGATCCTGTATCAAAAACCTATGGACAAACACTAACAAGGAAACGTACAAAACCAGTGTATAAAGTTGACCCTGTTACTGGAAAAAAAGAGAAACAATATAAAGAACGAGTAAATGATAATGGGGAAAAACAACTTAAAGATATCAAAAGTATTATCTTCTTTATGGGGGTACCTGCTACCCCAACTGGTATCGATGCTGAAGTAGAAATTAAATATCTCTATGACTTTTTTACTATGTGGGCATCAGATCCTGGTAATAAAACGACAGCTGAATTATTTCAAACAGTGGGGAATAATAAAGGCAGGAATGTTAAACAAAAAGTAGAAAACTACAACTCGATTATTATTCAAGATAGACGCTTTAAGATGGCACTACAGAATCAAGGTATTACGATTACTCATCGCCTTGAAACTAGCAAGCCTGCTGAAGGTGTTAAATATACGATGAATAGTATCGGATCTACCCACACATACACATTCCATAATTCAGACTTTACTGCTATTGATGTAACGGTTACGGGTTTAAAGATGGTTTATTATGTAGGTAGTGGTGCAACAGCTGGATATACAGATACAGCAGATAACTTAGTTAATTTAGATAGACACCACTTATTAATTCCCCTGGATAAAGCCTTAACATCCTCATATTCCATTATTGACCGAGAGGTGTTATACAGCAAATCTCAGCATCTTCTTTACAACACTGAAATAATTACAGTTACGAAGATTCCATGGTATGCCACTGGATTTTTTAAAATCTTTGTCATGATAATCATTTTGGTTATTGCTGTTGTATTAGTGGTGATATTTCCTGCATTAATGCCTGCAGCGTTATCTGCAGCTGGAGCGTTTATGGCTGCAGGTATGACAGGTGCAGCTCTGATTATGGTTGCAGCATTTATTGTTGATATGATTATTGTTGCTGTCATTATGCACTTTGTATTTAAAGCTGTTGCTAAATTAATTGGTCCTGCTGCTGCAGCAATCTTAGGAGCAGTAGTAATGGTCGTAGCTATTGGATATGGGATTGCTGGTGCTATGGCTACAACCACTACTCAAGCATCTGCATTATTATCTACGGCTACAACTTTAATGAGCGTTGCTAATGGTCTTGTCTCTGCAGCAGGAACTGAATTCCAAAATTTAATTGGGGATGTGTATAAAGATTTTGAAAGTTTTACAAAATTAACAGATGAAAAAGACAAAGAACTAGAACGAGCACAAGCTCTTTTAGAGAACAATAATAGTGTTATTTTAGAGCCTTTCATGGTATTAGGTGAAGAACCAGAGGAGTATTACAATAGGACTGTACATAGTGCAAATCCTGGTGTTGCTTGCTTTGATTTGCTAACATCCTTCTGTGATATATTATTAACATTACCAACTATTAACCAAACAATTAAACAGGAATATTGAAATGGGCGAGAATTATAGCTTTTTACCTTCATCAGATGATTGGTTGTATAAAACACCTACAGATACCCAAATGCCTTCGGCTATGGGTGGAATGATGGAATCATGGGGACAAAAACAAATTGATCCAGGGTTTACAGGTATTGCTGGACCAGGTACAGGAACTGGCGGTATCAGCAACCTGTCATGGGGATCTGAGGGCATGAAACAAGCAATTGGATTAGGCGTTGGTGCACTTCAGGGTATTGGTGGTATTGGGCAAGCATATTTAGGTATGAAGAATTATGGACTAGCTAAACAACAACTAGCTCAAAATAAACAACAATACTGGAATAACTTCACAAGCCAAGCCAGATTAACTAATGCTGAATTACGTGATCGTCAGAATGCTAGAAATGCTAGAGCACGAGCTGTAGGAGATCCTGGATCAACTATGAGTACTGAAGATTATATGAAAATGAATAGTATCAATGAAAAAGGGTATAACTAATGGCTGAAATCACATGGCAAAATGTAAATGCACCATCCAATGCTGATGTATTTAGGGGAATGGCTTTAGCTGCTGCAGGTTTAGATACTGCAACAAATACTTTTAAAGCTGCAGGAGATACCTTTGCAAAAGCAAACCAGAATGCAATGGATCAATCGGATGCAGCTAAGTTACTTCAAGCAAAGGCAGCTTTAGCTCAAGCTAAGACTCCTGGGGAATACGATGCTGTTATAGCAGCTCAAACACCTACCCTGATGACATACAATAATCCAGATACTGCATCTAAATTTATTACTGACTCTTCGGGTACATTTTCAAACCAGATGGCAAATAGATTGGCTGGAGGTACATCAGGTACATCTGCTCAAGTAGGGGAAATTCAAGCTCCTGAGAAAATAGATAGAGCAACAACAGAAGCTGATGCCTATACAGGTGCAGCACCATTACTACATGAAGCAGCCTTAAAAAAGACACTAGCAGGTGCTCAATTTGGATTAGGTAAAGCAAATACTGAGCTATCATTAGTACCTTCAGCGATATCAGCTAATGATGTAGATGCAGTCAATAAAGTAGATCAAGCTTTGTATGGGGGGCTGCTTACACAGAATTCACTATTTCCTAAGTATACGTCAGACCTCTTAAATCAAACTACTCAACAAGCTAAAGATCTAGTAGCAGCTAAAGCACTATATGGTCAGATTCCTACAATTGAAACAACAACACAAAGAGATGCTGAAGGGTCGGTACATAAAGCAGAGACTGCATCGCAGGTTAACGCATTAGCAAATACTGACGAAGAAAGAGCACACGCGATAGACGCTAAAAAAGGCGGAATGGCTTTACAACGTACCTTAGCGGCAAATGAGGCAAAAACACAAGAGGTTAATTCTCAGTTTGAATTAGAATTATCTAAAGATAAACTTCCCCAAGAAGCCAGAAAACAAGACGCAGTATTTTCTACTAATATTGGTGCAACATCTTCAAAAATCCAAGAGTTACAAAATACCAGAGCTAGTGTTGCAGGGGTACAGACTTTATTAAAAGATACAAACTTGTCTAAGACAGAAAAAGAAAGTGCTGAAGAAGCAGTAGCAAAAGCTCTGACTACATTACGTCAAGATCCGACAATAGGGGAAGACATTAATACCCTATCTCAAAATACATTAAATGATTTAGCTCGAAGTATTGCTAGTGATGGGGGTTTCTGGTTTGTCCCTGAAGATCTACAAGTTCAAATGGAAGGGCTTATCACAAAAGAGTTAAATACAGACCACCATCGGGAAGAAAGGATTCAATATAAAACAGAACGTTCTAGATTAGATAATGAATATGCTGATCTAAATAAGCAACGTATGTTATTTAGACAAAATTCACTACATTTTCAACAATCAGATAAACAGCTTGCTGATGAAGCAGCTAAAATTGAAAAGGATAAAATAGGCAAAACTGCTTCAGATACTGTAAGAAGAGATGAATTACAACAAAGTCAAGATGAAGCAGAAGCAGTACAAAAACAAAACGCTCTTGAAGAAGCATATTTATTAGAACAAGCATCTAAAGAGTCCCCAAAACCAGTACCTACAAAGAAAGTATCTTTTGGGGGGTTTATGAAAGATATACCTATGTCAGCAGAAGAGATTAAACAGACTGAAACCAAAGCTGCTTATAAAGCAATGATGGATGCAGCTCGTAAACGTTAATCAACAACAATAATTAAGGATTTTATATGGCTGCCCCACTTACCCAAGAACAAATTACTCAAAAAGCTGCTGAAGTAGCTCAAGCTTCGCAGCAAAAACTTGTTGATCTTAAAGCGTATGTCGCTAGTCCTCAAGCTGCATTAGATCAGCAAGCGTATGCTGCTGCTGCATCAGATTCACCATTAGAACGTGGGATGGTTCAAGCAGGATCTTCTGTACGCCAATTAGGAAATCTTGTAATAGGTAACTCACAAGATGCTTTAACTGAGTATTTGGGGCTACAGTCATATAATCAAGCTAATCAAGGATCATTAGCTGCACAACGGTTATCTGCTGCCTATGAAGCAGCAACAGATAGTCAAGGTCAGAAGCAGTCTTTTGGTGCTGCACTTCAAGGTATTGGGGATACGCTATCTAATATCCAACAAACTGTTGGTGAAGCTGTCTCACCAATGGATAAGTTAAATGCCCTGTATGAAAATGCTGCTGCATTAGGTGGAGGTGTGGTTACTCAATTACCTAATTCTGCAGTAGCTATGGCAGGTATGGGTGCAGGTGCTTTAGCTGGTACTTTAATGGGTGGTCCAGTTGGAACAGCAGCAGGTATGTTTGCTGGTGCTACATTAGGGAATATGGGTGTTGGTCAATCTGAAGCGATTCAAAACTTAATGGCTAAACAAGGTGTAGACCAAAATGATACTCAAGCAATGGAGCAATTCTTCCAACAGAATAGAGGTCAGCTATTACAAGATAATGCTATTAAAAGTGGTGTCATTGGTGCAGTTGATACTGCATCTTTAGGTATGGCAGGGGCATTTATGAATGCACCATTAAAAGCTGCTACAGGACGTGCATTATCAACTGCTGGAGTAGATATAGCTGATACAGTTGCAGTACAAGCAGCGATGAAAACACCTGCTATTAGACAGGCAATTTTACAAGATGCTGAATATTTAGCATCTAAACAAGGTTCAAACTTAATACAATCTGCTGGTTTAATTGCTGGTGAGATGGGTTCAGAAGGTGTAGGTGAATACTTAGGACAGTGGGCTGCTACAGGTGACCAAAACGCTAAAGATGCGGTATTAGAAGGCATATCCTCAGTAGGGCAATCTGCAGGGCAACATGTTATTCAAAAAGGATTACAAGGTGTAAAAGAAGGAGGGTTAGCTGTTGCTTCAGCAATAGGAAATATGCAAAACCAGCAAGATACTACGCAGTTAATCGGACAAGATAGTGCTGTAATAAATCCTCAATCAGCAGCAGAACAAAAAACCAATGAACAAGCTAAAGATGCAGAGTATGAAGCAGCTAAAAATTCTGGCGATATATCCGCATTTACTAATCCAACCTCAGCATTACATAATCCAGTGTTTGGGATTCAGGCATTATTTGATCATGTTAAAACAGTTGAGCATGAGTATGATCAATACAGCGATAAAGATTCTCCTGAAAAGCAAGCTGAATTACAAACCAAGAAAGACGCGGTATTACAGACAGCTACCAATGTTGTAGATCAACTATCCGCAGACTTTCAACAACTTACTCGAATAGCGGATCCTGTAGCACTTGAAGCTAAATTAGGCCGGGCAGAAGCACTGACCCCTGATGACCCTAGATATGATGCAGTTCAAGCGGTAATTCCAGACCTAAAACTAGATATTGAAAGAGCAAAGCAATGGGCAAGCTCGGATGAATCTAAAACACAGCTTGCTTCTATAACTGCGGCTAAGGAATCTTCCTTAATTGCAGCCAAAGAAGCTCAAGCAGATTTGTATACACATATATACCCAGAACAGAAACAAGCAGAAATTGTTGATGGCTTAGTGGGACCAAATACAAAAACATCTGCAGGAATCGTATTGAAGCTTCAGATGGCAGGGACACTTAGCCCAACACAACTTAAACGAGCATTAGCAGCACAAGAGGCAGCCAAGCAAGCGGGACAAACTGAACTTCCTTTTACAGATGAAGAGGAGTCTGTTCTTCGGATTCTTGGTAAGAATAATCAAAATAAATCAGCATCGGATGTTCGATCGGACGTATATGATGAAGGAGGTACTCACTTAAGTATTCCGGATTATGTCAGAGAAATCTCATCTGCAAATCCAAAACGAAAAGCATATTTATTAGATTTAATGGATCAATTTAGACAAGGTAGAGACTCTAAAGCTAAAATTATTAATGATTATATTGGAAATAAAACACCACAAGAATTAGACGCTGCATATAAAGCAAACCCTGTTGTATTTATTCGAGATGCTGTAGATATTAATAAATGGGTACAAGTACCTGCGAATATGCCTATTCATGTCGATGGCGTTCAGTATGCACAGGCTGCACGAGTTCCAGGGGCTATTGCTATTACCGGGGCTACAACCCAAAAGGGTAAGAACGCTGCTTCATTAAGAGATAGTATTAACCAAGAAGCACAGGATGTTACTACCGCATACAATTATTTAGCTGGTTTACCAATGGGGGCATCTACACCCAATACACAAACAAATACAACATCCCAGCCTTCACAAAATACTACACAAACTCAATCCACTGATATAAGTACAGGGCAGCAAACTAATATATTAGATGAAGTTACTACATCAACCCCAAACACATCAGACAGATTAACTAGTATACCTACACCTATCACAGCAGATGCTATTATTAATGAAGAGGCACTGAAACACTTGGCAGGACAGGAAGCACTGCTTCAAGGTAAAGAGCATAATGCATTAAAAAATGATGCAGGTGAGTTGGTTAATACAGGTGCGAAGACTAATCTACTAGCAAAAAACATTAAACAAGATACTTCAGATGACAAACCACTTACATCCATTAGAAACTTCATCTCTAATCTGGATAATACTAAAGCAGCTGAATTAGCTAATGTCCCTGAAATTGATGAACATCAAAGTGCTTTTTTAAGAGCTGTTAAAGATAAAACTATCGAATTTCAAAAGAGATTAACAGACACAATTCATAAATATGTAAATGCACCACCAAGCGCAAAAGTAGATAAACGTAATCCTATTCTTGGATTAGCATACACAGATGACCAAGGTAATATGCAAGTCGAAGAGAATGTGGCAGCTGCATTTGCTGTTGCTGGTTCAACTGCGATTCAAGGATTAGCAAAAACTCTTACAACCAAAGAACATATTAATACCTTAATTGGTAGAAACTCTAATGCCCCTGTAACAGATATCCTATTTAAATTACTCCCAAATGGGATGATGAATGAGAATGCGATGGCAGCTGCAATTGGTAAAGAGATTACCAATATGTTGGGATATAAAAATGTAGGTAAAAAGGCTGATAGTGAATACCTAGAAAAAACTAGAACTGCGTTTGGATTACATACAATTGAGAAACTAATCAAAGATGGAATAGTACAAAGGGTCCCAATATCTGAATACGATTTAAGAACAGCAGCAGATGCAGAATATGGTCCAATGGGAAAAGCATTAACTGATGCTAAACACCGCAAATTTTACTTTCTAAGATTAACTCCTGCACTTAAATCTAATAAAACTAATGTACAAAATAGACGGTTAGGACTGTCTTCTAGATATTCTGCTGTAGTCGAAAAAGAGTTAGAGCAGTTGAGTTTATCTAATCGAATCCTTAATAAGATTTTTGCCGCTACAAGTGTAACGGAGGGATTTCATACAGAGGCTCCAAAAGAACGTCAATCGAATTTTTCTAAGTTACCTGCAATTCAACGCAAAACATTAAACCAGCAAGTAAAAACAGAATACGTCTTAAATGATTCTGCATTTGTAGTTATGGCAGGGATGGGTATGGATACGATTGCTGATATGGCAGGGATAATTGAATTAGATGATGCGCTGGGAAATCCAATGTATCATGCTGATGTTATAGACAGCCTACAAGCCAAGAATGATGATATTCAATTACAAATCAATAATTTATTTGATGCAGTTGATGAGTTGACGGAGACCTCAGAAATTGGGGGAGATTATAGTCTTGTTAAATTTTTCCTTGATAGACGGGTAGCGGTTAACCAACGTAATATGGTTTCAGGAACTATTAACCCACAATCACATAAATTCTCTAGATGGCTTATTTCGCATAAATCATGGAATAGATCCATTGATTTTACTGATATTGAGACCGTTGCTGATTTTGAACATAATGTTGCTGAAGCATTAGGCATGAATCCAGATGCACTACAGGATGCTTTGGCAGATCCGACATCATTAATATCACAAGCAGTAAGCGCATTAACTAATGTAATTGATGACTCAATTAATGAATCTGTCCATGCTGAAGATCAACGTATCATTAAAGAAATTGTCCGGGAAGCAAAGACAGGGATGCATGCCTTTATCGGATTAACTGCTTTAGCTGATAGAGAATCTGCGAAAAGAAAAGGGACCACATCCTTCAAATCATCGTTAGTAGCAGAGGTAGATGGTAAAACTAATGGTGTTGCTATTGGAATCTTAGCTCTTGGGGCAGAGAGATCAATGCAAGCACTTGGGCAGTTTATTCAGAAGTTTGGGATTTACCCTAAAGGGTTAATTACTTTCTTTGATAAATGGAAAAAAGCGGACCCTGCAAATTTAGACGTGTACCAAACTGGTGGATCAGCAGCATTAGAGGTCTTAAGTGATATTCATCAAAACGGAGTATTAACAGCAACTGGAAAACCTTTGGTGACTAAAAAAGGTGCTAGAGCCGCATATAAAGCAATGGAGTATTTTTTAGGGAAGTTTACTACTGAAGAGAATACGATTTCAGGATATATGCGTGAATTATTTAAAGAACCTACATTAATGCCTTTTTTTGGAAGTTCTCTAGATAATGCAGCTAAACAAACATCTGATGCATTCTTAACATCAGTAAAAATGAAAATTTCAGAATCCCATAAAAAAGGAACTTTAACGAAAGACGCACCAAAGATGATTGCATCCTTGAATGCCATTCTTTCGGTTAATAACTTTAATAGGTCTCCTATTGTAATTAATCCTAACATTGACCCTTTATTATTAATGGGGTACACCTTTAACGGAAAAGAGTTAGTACAGAATAATTCTATATTTAACGCAGATTTGGATAGTGCAATTAGAGAAGGACACGAACTAATCTTTGGCCGAGCATTAAAAGAAGGAATGAGTAAAACGTTTTCACCTTTCTTAGAACGGTCTAAAACACTCATTAACGTATCTCAAGTACTAGGGGATATGGCTGATTTATTAGTTAAAAGGGAATTAAAAAAGGCAGAAAAAGAGGGCGTATGGACCTACATTACTGAAGGGCCTCAGGCCGATGGTGCCATAATCCCACAAAAAGTATTTTGGTCTGAGGAGGGATTTGACCTGAATGATACTGCCTCTACAATTCAAGCTGCAGAAGGTATTCCTGTTGAATTAGTTAACCACATTAAATCCACATTATTTGAAAAAGGTTTATTACCATATGCACACACGTTTATGTCTAAGTTTGGCCCTACTAAAAATTCAGCGGATTTAAGTACTGGAGTTGCGATTTTTAAAGCAGGGAAAAGCCCAACAGATGAGAAAAGCAAAACAATTCGTACCGCAGGGGCTATTGGAAAACCTTTAGTTGATAAATTAGATAATCTTCGCGTAGGCATTGTTACACGTTTAATTCATCCAATGGATAGCGCAATTTTAAATAGAGCAATTCAAGCTTTACAGAAAAAAGGTATTGTTATTTTAGATATTTTTGATGCAGCTATTACTCGTTTTGACCTTATCCCTGAAGTTGCTCAAGAACTAAATAAAGCATTTTTTGAAGTAAATGCCTCATATTCACCAATGTCTGAAATGGTGGATACTCTTGAAAGAATGGTGTTGGGATTAAGTAATGAAGAGTTTACCATTTTAGAATGGGAAGAATTTATTTCAAAACTTCGTGATCCATTATCAGGTGAGGTTGTTAATATAACTGATCTGCTTACACTTCTGAGAGGGCAAGCGAGACAAGCAGATTTAACTAAACTGAACACATTATTAACTTCTGAGTATATTAATCAATATTCAACTGAAGGGGGTCATTACACTATTACTGAAAAAGATAGACACTATCTTAAACAGCAAATTAAAAAAACTCAGGCTAAGTATGAAGTATCCCTCTCACCTGAAATAACTGAAGCGATTAAAAAGTTGAAAGTTAAACAGCACCCTTATTTTGATCAAACAACTTTAGTTAAAACCTTAGAAGCGCATGACGTATCAGTTGATTCAGTAATGCGTGGACTTAAACAGCTACGAACTCTCACCTCATTTGAAAATACTTTAATAGATCAACTAACTAAAGCTCTCCCTAAGGATGTTAAATTTAAGTATATAGATTCATTACCTAAAAAAGATGCCCAAACTGCATATCAAAAGGAACTGCAGCAATCTTTTAATAGAGGTGTCCCTATCCGTGCGGATTACTTTTTTGAAAATGGTGAGCATACCATTACAGTCTATGGACCAAATCTTACAAGACAGCCTTTAAATGCGTCTGTATTACTGCATGAATTAGTACACGCTGCAGTTGGAGTGTTGATTGCAAAAGAAAAGAATGGTTATTCTCTAGAAACAGGTAATACTCAACACAGACAGGCAACTGAACAAGCAATAACTAGTCTTGAAAAATTAATGGGGGGTATTAAAACAAATCCTGATATTTCTGAGGATTTAAAAGTAGAGTTTGCTATACCTTTAAATGATATCCAGGAATTTGTGTCGTATGGCTTAACGGATAAAAAGTTTCAAACGGAAGTGTTGCACGCTCAGGAAATTGAACGAGGGGCTATTAGAAATGAGCGTACTACCTTAGGGCGATTAATTAATTACTTTAATCAGTTTATTAAGAGTATTGCTAAAATCCTAGGCTTTAAAACTTTAGAAGAAGCAAAGGGTTTAGGGTTATTCATTACTGATGCAATGGCTTTAATCACGTTAGCTGAACAAGGCCAGACACATTCATTTGATAATTCTGATTTTAATTTACAACTTCACATGACTGGAACCAAGGCCTCAAAATTCTCTACACAAGAAACATATGATGCCCTATCAAGTCAAAATACTGATACAAAATTTGATACACATCTTAAAAATATTCTTGGATCCATAGTAAATAAATTACATGGACCATTTGGATTAATCCATTCTGAAATTAAATCTTCACGATTAAGTGCAGATAAAGTTTGGAAGCGTAATGAAAAAGAGAAGCTAACTCCACTTAGTAATGAGCTTAGGAAAGCCGGTTTAACACTAGATGGTAAACAGTCGTTTGTTATGGAACAAGTATATGCTGCTATAGCGGCATTAAATTCTAATAATGAATTACACACTTTTCAGCCATATAAAGATTTACGAAATTTATACGATTCAGTTAGTAAATCAATTACTGTTGATGATTTATTAGGCAGTGCATTTGGAACAACTACAAAAGCTGAAGCAACTAAACTACACGATGTAATTTTTAAAGTAACTAGTGGCGTGAATAATACCTCGGATTACTTAGCAAGATTTGCGGCTATTGCATTAACGAATCCTGGATTACATAATTTATTAGACCAACACATTGAAAAGAAAACCAGTACAGCTAAACAATCTTGGGCACAGAAGTTACAAGCTATTTTTGAAAATATTTTGGAGTACATTCACTCATGGACTCAGGTTACACCGTCTACTAAAGACTCAAAACTTAGTAGCCAGCGATTAGAGGCATTGATCATTAAATTAGTGGATTTAGAGATCGATCAGAAGAAAGTGATTCAACATCAATTAGATTTAGATGCATCACCTACTAAACAAAGTATTGAGTCATTCTTAGATAAAACAGCAAAATCTGTAATTAATACTGGTATTAAACTTGCCAGTTCGGACCTTATTGCTGAATCACGATTTCACACAGTTAAAGCAATATCTGGTCTATTTAAAACAGTTGCTGGACACAAAGTAGACCAGTTATTAAGAATGACACTCGAATTATTCCACGCTGCTGATAATGGCAGATTAGGTCTATTAGCTGGTTTGATTAATAGTGTTAAAGGTCAAAAAGAGGTATTTGAATTACTTCGAGTAACACGGACACATTTAGATACACAACGTAAAGACATGATGTCTAATATTGCTAAAGGGACCTTAAACGCCTTTAATAAAAATGGACAGAATTTAAGTAGTACTGACAAGACTGCCTTAACTGCTGCAGTATTAAAAACAAATATGCACTCGCTTATGGAGACCTATTCTTTAGCGGAACTTGAAGCTTTTATGTCTGATGGTTCAAAAGTTGAGCAGGTTATTCAAGATGAAGCCAGTAAGCTTATGTCGGCATTCCCTAAACATGCTCCTGAGTTTATTACCAATGCACATGGATTAGGTTACTACGCTGCCACAGGTAACAGTGCTGTTCAATTCTTAAAAGGAAATGTATATCAAATTGTGAATAGTTTTGGTGAAGGTAATAATCGATTGACTCAAAAACAATTGAATATTGCAACTGAGCATGTAACTAAATTAACAACCATGTTTGCTCTTAAATATACCCCAGAGTCTGATAAACAAGCAGTGAGTAAATTAATGGCAATTGAAGCGCAACGTCCTATGGAAGAAGGCAATGGTATTGACTTTATGCTTAGATTGCACCGCCATTTAGCTGAAGTAGAGTTATCAAGTATTTATGATAATGATCCATCAAAAGCAGCATTTGGTAATATTCATGAAATCTATAACCCGCATGTTCAATTAAGAGCAGCTAATATCGAAGATGGACAAAAACTTCTGGATGTAGGGTTTGAACAATTAGGCGAAATTAAAAGAGATCCCCACGATCCAGATCAAACTACAAAACATTACTATGTATTACGCCATGCCTCGAGAAAGACGTATTCAGCAGGTATTGTTCAGTTTTGGAGTGAAGGCTCAACAGATGATAATATTACTAATGGCTTTATGGATTTAAATAATCCAGATGGTATCTTAAATGCTGAGATTCATTCTATGATTAATAATCAAAAGAATAGAAATCGTACTACTCGGTACTCGGATGATATGGCTGAATTGTTAAAGGATTTTACATCTAAACCAGAAGTTAACATGATGGCTCCAATCTATGATTCTGAAGGGCAGGTTATTAACTGGACATATAAAATGACAGAGAATATTAAAAACTCAGTCCTTGAAAAAGCTAATAACTTTGATAAGGTGCTAGGTACCTTATCGGGTTCACTATTTAGTAAACAGTCTACAAATGAATTAAACGTGAAAGCTTTAGGCGCATTAAAACTTGAATATAATGCGTCTACTGCTTATAACAGATCACAATTTATTGAGATTGGGCCAAAAGCATCTAATCAAGAAGATCGGGCTATATGGGCAAGACTACCAACTAAAACTCAACTAGCAGCTTTAGAGATATTTGGTGATGAAAGAATTATGGTACATAAAGAAGCTGCTGACATCGTTTTTGGTTATCGTAAAGTCTCTGCTGCTGACCCCTTTTACCGTGCAAATGCAGAACGTGATCATTTAATAGCCGCAGGTAAACCAGCAGGAATTCTAGATTTAAAGTCCATAAACGCTATTCAAAAAATTGGGATTGCCTTTGTTGAAGAGACCCTCATGATTTCTGCTCGAGCTAGAGGAATGACACCAGAAGCATCAACCAGATATGCGAGAAGAGCTGCAACATTTGTTACTAGATTTGAATCAGGATGGGAAGAAATCGTTTCTGATTTAAAAGATAAAATTGTAGTAGTAACAGGAACTGTTTTAGTAGGTAACATTTTTAGTAACGTATCTCGATTAATTTTAGAAGGTATCCCTCTTAAAAATATCGTACATTACTCAATGATTGCATTTAAAGGAGCCTCTCAATATATGAGAGATAAAGCTGACTTAGATGCTATACGTCTTAAAGAGACTTTAGGTACTGCAAATAAAATAGATTTACGACAAATTGTACTACTAGAAGACAGTATCAAAAGAAACCCTGCTACTGCATTAATTGAAGAAGGTATGTTACCTACAATTGTAGAGGATTTAGGTGCCGATGCGGAATATGCGTATAAAACAATGCTAGGAGAGTATATTGATAAAGCGAGTCAAAAAACACCTGAACCAGCACTAAAAGTAATCAAAACATTAATGATGACTCGTGAATCAGGGGCATATAAAGCTTTAGCACATATCACACAATTATCAGATTTTGTGGCTCGGTACACTATGTATCAATATCAAACTACGAAAGTTAATCCAATGTCACATAAAGATGCAGTTGTTAGGGCTAATAACGCATTTGTTCAATATGCGGTACCTATGCCTAGAATGATGCAATATTCAGATGATATTGGGTTAACCCTCTTTACTAAGTATTTCTTATATATTCAAAGAGAGCTATTTAGACTCTCTAAAGAGCAGCCTGGAAGAATGATGACTATGGTCCTTTTAAATAAATTAATTCATTTAGGACCTATGATTACAGATAGCTCTTTACTTCACCATCTTGGTAATAATCCATTCAGAGATGGGGCATTAGGGTGGGATAACGCATATGCAAAAATATTAACTATGCGGTTAGTTGATTAAGTCCATAAAAAGAAGAAGCCTCATTAATTGAGGCTTCTTTACATTACACTTTATCCTTATCCTCTTGGGTCATGGATAAATATTCTTTGATTAAAACGATTCCTATCACTACTAGAATTAAGGGAACCATAATAGAACTTAATAAAATACCCGAAAGTACTATTGCTATGATGATTCCCATAATAACTGAAGCCAGGAGTATATACCCTAAGCTACGAAACATAAATTACCCAAAGATGCTTTGTGAGCCATCGGTTTCAGGAACATCTTCACGTTCTTGATGTGCTTCTGGTTCTTTGGTTTCTGCTTCAACTACCTCATCAACTACCTCATCTGAAGCTTCATCGATAGCAATCTCTGCTGATAGCCCATTCTTACGTCCTTGAATGAACTCAATAGAAATAGTTTTATTGGTTAAATTAATACCCATTGTGTTCACGTACTGATGCAATGCAGTTAAGATTTCAGTGTTATTTAATTGAATTTTCATATTATAAATTTCCTTACAATTTAAGTTTTTTAAGGCCTGCATAGATTGCAGCTAGAGCATCACACATATGTTCTGCTTTACCTTCGTTAATGACTAACTCACCTTTTGACTTGTATCTAGGCCAGTTAGCTTCTGGGTGTTTTGTCACTGCCCATTCAATCATCTCTTTTTTAGTAGCATTAATAGTCCCATATCCTGCTCGTTTAACTTCAGCTGGACTAACAGGAATAAAGTTAAGTAAAGGAATTAGTTTAATTGCACCAAGTACACCTAAACAAATCCCTGAACCTAGTGATGCCCTGGACGATTGACTGCCTGTAGGTATTTCGGCAATTACAAAATCAGCCTCTTTAACTAATGCAAGTGTTCCTGCATAAAGCTGAGTTGCTGATTCTATATCTAAGAGATTTTGTTTTGATAATCCAACGAGAGATAAATCAGGTTGGATTATTTCTACGGATTGAACAGAAAGAGTTTTCTGCTCTTGGTCATAGAGAGCATTAACCATTCCCCAATTTCTTAGGGAAGGGTCTAGACCTACAATTCTATACATCATCACCAGTAGGAGTTACTGGTTGAAAGGGTAAGGTAGTTAACTCAATAAGAGCAACTTCTACCCCTGATTTGAAACCAGCTAGATAATCATTAGTTAGTTCGTGTTTAACACCCTCTGAATCTTCAATCACAGTACCTTCAGGAATTGAAAGCATATGAGTAAGGATGCCTACTTTTTGTTGATGCCACTCATGAAACAAATTATACATTTGATCTACAGATGTAATCTCAAATGATGCAGGAGATGGCTCTTCTATAGGCTCAATAGCATCAATTGCTTCTCGTGTATTACTAGCCATAAATCACCTATTAAGAGAATAAGCTAGTTGCTGGTTTCTTAGCCCCTGCAGCACCTTTAGGAGCACCAGCAGTTCCACCAGTTTTCGTACTACGATCTCTAGTCACACCAGTCCATTTTTTATCCCATGTGTGGATAAATGTAGGCTCTGTAGCATTAGCTTTAATTTCAGCATTAGTTAACTTAGATTCAGCCTGGAAGAATTTATCAATTTCATTTTCTTCTCTGGTTTCACCAGTAGGTAAATACTTGCCATCATCACTTTTAGCAGTACGATCAACGACCTGTTTTAACAATCCAATGGTAATTTCTTTACCAATCAAATCCATCAACATAGGTACTTTAGTAGGGACTTCAGCTTTAGCTTCTGTGTTATACACATTGACTACTTTTTCTTCAGTATCTAATTGAGGAAGCTCTTTACCTACAGTCAATTGAGCTAATGAATTTACAATCAAAAAGCCAGGAAGATAATATGTTTTACCATCACGCTCATAGGTATTCTTTCCACCTTTAGCTGTACCAGATGTAACATACTGAGTTGATCTAATAACTTTATCATCTTCAGTTTTAAAATGAAGAACGATACCAATTGCACCAGATGCAGCAGGTTGAACATATGCTAATGTTACGGTTGCATTGTATAACCCTGATTCCAGTGCACCACCACCGCCAACGGAATCTCTTTCTTCTTCAATTGATGCATCGGTTGTTAAGTTTGATAATAATGACATTTGTTTTTTCTCTATAGAAAATTAAGAATAGTATTCAACTAATCTATCTAAGATTAATTGAACGTTGTTGTCGGTAAATGTTTCGGGAATACTAAATAATCCTAAAGGACTACGTAGACGTTCATTAACAGTTTCCTTAGTTAATCTGGTTTGAAATACATATTTCATTCCAAGACTTTCTTCTTCAGGTGTAATGGTTAGAAGTTTAGACTGATAGTCTTTAAGTGTTTTTAAATTCACTTTCTTCGATGCAATCACCACACTGAAATAAGATTCAATTCCATTGTTCTTCAGTGCGCCTTTCACTGGAACTTTGGTTTCCATAAGCATTTCACTTTCATTAAGTGTATCTGCTGTATGGGCAGTAAAGATTACTGCTTTAGTTGATTTAGCAACATATTGCTGCATTAATTCTTTGAAGTATTGTTGAAAATCTCCCCAAGACTTCATCGTATTATTTGAATTTAATACATAACAAGACTCATACATATCCAGTAGATAAGTAAGTGAATCAATCACAATTGTGTGTACATCAGGCATTGATTCAGCATGAGTAAATAACTCATAAATTTGCAATGGATCTGTAATTGTAAATTGTTGAAATTCTGATTTAAAAGGTAATCTCTTCGATGTATTCAATTAAGGTCGTTAATCTTAACCAGTTCTCTTATGAACTTCTTATACTTTCATATAAGGCTAGACTATATCTTCACCATTAAAGGTGTCCACTACTTCCAGCTACTTAGCTGTACTCCTTTTCAGGATAGTCGTTGAAGATTACTCAATATTGGGATACGCTTTTCTGCTAATAACATTACTAATAGCAACACCACTTATGTTAAATTTTCTACCTAAAGCTCTAGTACCAAACTCTTTATCCCTAGGGATATAAACAGATCTAATATATCTAACTTCGTCTTCAGTCAGTTGAGACTTATTAATTAAGTTAGCCCATGAATTCTTCTTACTGGATTCAGATTTATAAACAGGAGTGTAACCTCTTGCTTGAATATGTAATCCTGTAAGACGAGCATGTTCATTATTCTCTGCTGCCGTACACCACTCTAAATTAGAGACTGTATTGTTGAGTTTATTGCCGTCAATATGATTAACAAATGGTTTATTTAAAGGATTAGGTATAAAAGCTTGTGCTACTAATCTATGAACCATGTGGGTTTTTCTACGTATTCCTACAGAATAGTAACCTCTATTATTAACAGTAGTTTTCAGTTCTCTTTCCTTTTTAAGAATGATCTTAAAATTTCCCGTGAACTCCATACCTTCACCAACTAAAGGGATCTTTAATTTGCTTTGGGTATATATTTTACCGTCTGAGGTGATTCTGTATATTCCAGAATCTGTATCTTCAATGTAATCTGGCATTTTTTACTCCTAATGTAAACTGTGAAGTAAAAGTATACCTTATGATAACTCTGAAGTACATACTAACTGCTATTAAGTCTTTCCTGCTGATTACCCAATCTTAATCATTTTTTAAACATTCACACTTACCTATTAAGGTTATGTTGTAGTAGATTAAGCTCTAAGGGCTTCCCAGCAATTCAATGGATTCTTAATCTATATTTCTATAGACTCAGGCTAATATTAACCTGCCTCACAATTTGCGTATAAGACACCTTTTTGGTTTTTGAGTCCCATTAAAGAGGCTGATTTACCAGTTGCTGATTTCCCACATAATAGAATTAGGTGGTCATTTATTGATTGACTCATGGTTTCCCCTAAATAAAAAAAGTCACCCAATTACGGGTGACATGTTTGCCGAAAAAGAACACGGAGTGTTCCTATTTAGCTAAAGCCTTACTGACTGTAACGAAGATAGTACTCATTAATTCGATCTCATCTAACTTATCAGGAATCTTATTATTGAGCTCTGTAACACGAGAACGAATAGAATCAAATGAGAAACCAGCATCAATAAGAATCATGGCATAGCGGAGAAGCATATTGTTTCTATTACCATCACCAATGTTATTGATTACCCATCGTTCAAGGTTATCCATAGAATGTTGTGAATTAAGTAATGCCTTACGTTCTTCATTCTTACTGGTTTTAGGAATGAAAGGTAATACATCAATCAATTCGCCTTCGTTATACTCAAATGAGTTATTACACGTTAACCACTTTCTAGCACGTTGGTTAGTTCCTGTATCTACATCGAAAGGTAACCACTGATAGAAATTATTCATAAACTCTTTGAAGTCTTTAGCATCAAGACAAAGTTTATAATTCATTGGAAAGACAATACGGAATCGATTCTCTAATTCTGTATGACGTTTGGTGGTGTACATTAAATACTTATAGCCTTTAAGTAATAAGGCTGCTGTACTCATATTCACATTACCATCTATATCAACCACAATCATATTAAAGCCTGGAATAGCATTTTCTTCATTTCTATATCCATCAGCTAAATGATGTGAAGTCCAGTGGTAATCATCCAACTGTACTAACTGATGTAATTTATCAAAGGGTGCATATTCATTAGCGTATCCTTCAGTATAGTCAGTGCTATAAGATACAACCATCTTAGTTAAATCTGTTGCTTCTAAGGTTTCACCTCTAAAGAACTCAATCCCATCTGAGAAAGATTTTTTAATTAAGATATTGTTCTTATATCCATAGGCAATAGCTAAGGTAATAAGCTCATTTTTATACATCAAACTACCTTTGTAAAAAGGAAGCTCTTCTGATAAATCTGCTTGTGTTACATCAGATCCAACCGTAGCAATATACTTAGCTAACTTCACCCAAGCTTTATCTCGTGAGAGTAGCTGATTAAATGCATCACCAGAATCTTCAGCTAATTTAATAGCATTATAGATATGATCTTCAGTAATACTTGGTGAATTATCAATGAAGGCATATGCACCTGCTAGTTTTAAAACTTTGAAATTACGTTCTGACATTTCACGTTTCTGAATCTCTTGATGCTCAGGTAATTTGTCAGCCATAGCTTCACAGTACAACTGATATTCATTTAAAAGAATACAGGTCTCACGACTAATAGTAAGTGTCTTATTCGCATTATTAACATCAGCTAATTTAGCTAATTGCAAAGCCAGGGAAATAAGAAATGATTCGTTATTCGTACTGGTTCGATCAATGAACATTTGCTCTGCTGTTCTACCTGCTTTTCTATTGGAATTTTTTACATACCCAAAGAAGCATCGTCTTGCATAGCCTTGATCCAGTAAAGTAATCAAAGCTTGTTCTGTTTTAGATCCATCAAGCAATCGATTAGGTACACCAAACATAAGTAAATTTGTAGGAGTCTTCCCAATGATTTCTTCACTACGGACGCTATCCTTCGTGTTCTTGATGAGTTTTTGTTTAACTAACCCTTTGTCATAGAGTTCAATAAACGTGTCAAATACCTCCATATTAGCGGTTAAATTAGCACCTACTTCATCCATAATTAAATTCATAGATCCAGCACTTGCCATTAAGAGCATATGTCGCATTTGTTTAACTGCAGGTGATGTACCAGAATCAAATGAGAAGGCTACAGAGCCTAATTGAGCGAATTCTTTTTGAACCTTGATCAATTCATCATCTGGATCAGTACCAAGCTTAGAGGCCCGTTTAAGGGCTAATTTTGGTAGGTTTGCTTCTGCCATTGCAGGAAAGGTAATTTCCAGAAAGGTTTCACGAAACAGGTGTAATACCTGTTCTTCCATCATGTTAGTACCCATGGTTTTACCATAGCCTGATGGGGCTAGGTTTAAAGCAAACATGTTAATGGGGATTTCACCTCTATCTGGTGATGAGATAGAACACCTCATTTGAGATGCTGCTAATGAGAAGTAATACCCAACTAATAGGCGAAAAAATAGCGAGTCTTCTCGCTGGGTATGGTCTCTTAGGATATCCACTAACTTTTCACTAGTTGGGTGGTATTCCATTTCTTCTACTGGTTTCATAAAGCCTCTTATTGGTGATATTTAGCAATAATGATATCTTCTGCTTGTTTAATGTCAGCGTCTATTTGATTTAATTTTGCATCAATAGCTGCTTGGCCTTTGCCCTCTAATGATAAAGCAATGCTCCAATCAAAGGCTGAACCATAAAAAGCTAATCGTGGAGAAATTTCATAACTACTTCTACTTATTTTAGTAATTAATTTTTGTTTACTGAGTTCAGCTAAACACGCTGTAATGCCAGTAGGGGAAATGTGCAATTCTGATGTAATTTCCGCAGTGGTACAATGAATAACAGAACATCTCTCCTTATCTAATTTACAGGCAAGATACATTGCCACAGCCATTAATCCACTATTCTTAGTAGCCGTAGCTTGAATAGCTAAATCTAAAAACGTGTGGGTGTGAAGTCTAGGTGCAACAGGTATATTGCTGGTTGCTGATACATTTTCTGCTGCTCGCTGAATCAGCATATGTACAGATGTATCATTGATTTGCAGTGTCTCCATTTTTAGCATACCTTTTCTTGGTTTGATTGTTTTACGGGGTAACATTTCTATCTCAGATGTAAGTTGTGAAAATTAAGTCTACTCTGATTACATTAGAAGTTCAAGGAATAAGATCCAAGTGGAGGGGGAAAATAAAGTCCAAGTACACTATGAATTTCCATTTTTCTAAGTCATTGATTTATATAGAAGTCGCTTTTTGAAATCCAAGTACACTTGGATTTCAAATTTCAACTTTTCCTTATAAATCAATAACTTAGACCTCTTTTCGATAGGGAGTAATACTCTATTTAGAGATCTAAGTTATTGATTTTATTGCCTAAAATTAAAATGCGACCGCAAGTAACGAGCGAAGCGAGTTACGTAGGGGAACGCATTTTAATTTTAGGTATATAACAAACCTAATTTTAAAGGTTATGCCACATCCAGTCGCTGCACAAAATGTTCGCAAGCTCACATTTTGATTGCGACTTACTGTGGCATAACCAAAAGATTTAGCCTTCTAGAAGAAGCTCACCATTCAGGATTAGGTTATCTTTTTGAGTGCATAGCACAAAGGCTGGGCAATACTTACACGCAGTAACTGTCCCAGGAACCTCTTTAATAGCCCCAGAATCACCACCGGAGGTGGTCTTAAAGAGAACTGCTTCCTGAAGGGTATCGAAATTTTTCGTGCTTCTAGCAGCGTTTATATCACCATTTTTGTAATACTTGTATTTAGGCTCAGTACGCCATAATTCTTCATCTGTACATAATGGCATTTCAGATTCATCAGCATTCAAATATTGCTCAATAAGGGCTATTTTAGAGCGAATCATTCTATCGGTATCATTCACAGGCATTAAGTCAAAAAACTGTGTGGTGATGCGATTAGAGGGGTAATTCTTCTCATATGTTTGCATCCGTTTCCAGTCAGTAAAAATATAATGAATTGCCATAATATCGTCTGTAATGATCTTCTCATTTAACCAACGATAAATACTGCCTTGTTCCACATACTTTTTAGAGCTAGTCTGTTTGGTATATGTATATGTACTGGTTGTTTTGAAATCTTGAACTCTGCCTTCACTTACAAAGTCAAATTGACCTGTAATTGTCCAATCACCCACTTTACGTTCTACACGTTGTTCTAAGTAAATAGGGATTCTATCTGTCAGATCATCAGCATCTGTAGGATTAACAATGATCTTTTCGATAGTTTTTAAAGGAATTCCTAATGCTTGCATAGCAGTTTTATGGTTAGTTAACCAAGATCGCTCAATTGCATCATGTACTGCTGTCCCAATACGACTAGCTACAAAATCACCTAGATTTGGTAAAGCTTCACCTTGTGGTATTCTTGAAGGTAAAATAATTTGTTTAATAGGTTTCAATAGTGTTGTAGCACTAATTGTTTGAGCATCTTCAGATTTAACATAAGAATCTGAAGCTAAGAATACTGCTAAAGCCAATGGAATTTGACTTGTATTTTCAAATTTAATAGACATAAAAAATCCCCTATAGGAGTTAAAAAAATGAGTAACATCAACACAACAGCAGGGACTGCTGATACAGATCCACAAGGACAATGTCTTATATCTGCAATGCCAGTATTAGGAGGTATTCAAGTATCTTGGACATATCCTGATATTAATCCTACCAGTGTGAAATATGTTGAATTGTATAGATCGGTAGGTGATGCAGAATTACCTGTAGGCCAAGCACCGTATCAACTAGTATATGGAACATCCTATTATGATCCAATTCAGATACAGAATGATCAAATCTATTACTACTGGGTACGTACCATTGCTGAATCAGGATATCGAGGAGTACTTTCCAATACAGCAGAGTCTTCGGTAGTCGATCTTAATTCTGTTGTTATAGGCGGTTTAACAGCTACGCTTGATACATCATCACTTGGAAATGCCATTAGGGCTTTAGTCCCTACACTTGTGCCTACACATCAACAATACCAAAGTGTGTTAGATAAAGTGAAATCGGATTATACGGCAGTAACTCAATGGGCTAATGCTCAAGCTAAGTCTGAGGCAGATGCTAGAGCATTGCTAGTTGCAGCTAATAAAGCGTTAACAGATGGGACTACTGCTGTATTAAAAAATCATACTAAGCTTGTAGAAGCATATGACGCAACCATTGATGCAGTAGGGTATGTATCTAAAACCAAAATTGGGTATGCAGCTTATAAAGGCAAAGTGCTTGAATACGGGTATTCAGATAAAAAATATGGGTATTTTGGGGAGGATGAATGGGTACCCTATAATGGTAATGGTACTACTAGAGTTAACGAAATAATCATTGAATCAATATTATCGAATAATGTATTTAAAAATAAATTTAATGCTATTGAAGCAGAACGTAAGAATTCACCAAAACAGCTAGAGCTAATTTTAAAATTATCTGCGGTAGATCAAGATAGCTATTTTCGCATTAAAGAATATCAAAAAGATTTAACACTCATTATTGATGCTCCAGGAGTTGCTGCGTGGAATAGTTTACCTTATAACAAAACAGGTGGGCCAGGACCTAAAGAGAGGGGAATACCTGATCCAGCAGAGCCTTTAGAATGGAGAGTAGGATTGCCGGTAGCTTATAGTGTCTCAAAAGTAAAAATCCCTTTCAGTGATCTGACAGGCTATGATAGACCTTTAACAATTATCAATGCTTTTGAAGTCCAAAATAATTTTAATAGACGAATGATGGGGCAGTATCATTTAAAAATGATTCCCACTGCTGATGAAAATACCCCTATGATGCATGGGTATGGGTTAGCAAGATTTAATCTATTAAATGCAGAAGGCGTATTTACAGCACCAACGACTTTTCTAGTAAATGCGGCAACGTTCTCTATCGGAATTCCCACGAATCCATCTGCTAAAGCTGATATCTTGCAAGCTAAAACGGATAATACAAAACCATTTATTATCGAGACTACGACTAAAACAGTAGACTCTAAATCAATTCCTCCAGGGGTATATCTTAAAAATTCCTTCTTAGCTAACTATACTTTTAAACAGTTAATTACTGATGATGCTAGTTTTGAACCTGATGCACATTCATCTAAAACATTAGCTAAAACTCTAATTGTAGATCGCTTAAAAGTTAATAAATCCAACCCCAAGTCTTATATGGAAGTTACAGGTGATCTCATTACCATCAAAGAAAACAATCAAATTAGGGTAAAAATAGGAAAACTATCATGAGTTATGGGATTGAACTTTATTCCGAAAAAGGTGAACTAACTTATTCACCTGCAATGACAACATGGCATTTTATTGATTCTTTTATCGTAGGACCTGGTCAAGGGAAAGTGGTAACACTCTCACGCATATTTTCTGATATTGCTATACAAAAACACTTTATGACTCGTCCAGTAAAAAGCAGGATAGGAAACCAGGATGTAAGAGCTATTACCCCTACTATTAGTATTTCTGGTTTAACAATAACAGTTAGCCCTAATGGGACTGTTCCAATTTTAGTGATGGTATTAGGTCGATGAGTACATATGGAATTGAAGTAACAAATAATGCAGGACATCTCTTAGTTTCTAGTGATGTAATATCCTTCCACTTTGCTGGGATAGCTTCTCTGGTTTCTACAGAGTCAATTCATGGATCATCGCAGATAGGATCCTATGCTCCTGTAGCTTTAAATAAACAACAAGAAATAGATAAAGCTCTTGCTATATTAACCCCACCTGCAATAGCTTCACGAGTGCAAGCAGCTACAAAAGCTGGAAATGATGCACTTACTGCTTCTATAACATCTGATGGTACAACGGTATTAGATAATGTCACTACGATTAAAGTAACGAACCCTTCTACTGGAATCGTCACAGTAACAACACATACGTTGACTCAAATAATAACTAAACATCCACCTGTTACAGCAATAGATCCTAAGACAGGGGCAACACTTATTATTTCGCCGGCCTATGAAACCACGGAAAATAAGACAATTACTGTAGTAAATGAAGGTAAGGTCTCAGTTAAAACTGCTGCATATGACAGTATGTACACATCATTACAGCCTAAATACGATGCGTATATTCAGAGTATTAAAACTACATGGGGAGAATATGTAGATGGGCATAATGCAGGAGTAGCTACCTCTCAGTTACTTAATAATCTAAGTCCTAGTTATCTGCATGTATATAAAATTTCAGGGTCACAAGAATATGCTCCCCTATTCTTTGTGAATCCAGGAAGCTCATCAGATTCCTATGGCACACTTAGGCAGTATTTCTCTAATGGTGCTTGGGTGTATGAATTATTGCATACAGGGAGTAATAATCCCCCAAATGTATATGTATTTATGAATCCAGATAGTATTCCTGCTTCATCTAATGCTTATGGGGTACTAGCTTATTTAGCAGATGGTGATACAACAACATTTGATAGTAGAAAAATGCCTATGGTAATTACTGATTCTATATCTGTATCTTCACCTGCAATTCCATGTATCGGGGGTGTACCTAATAACAATCCTGAGGTGACCTATCCCTGGAGAGATGTAACTTTAGATTTTAACTTTAAACCTAAACCTGGAATCGCTCATTCACTAAGCAATACAGGTACGAACTCAAATACATTGATGTGCATTCCTGCTGTATCTGAAGCTGTGTATTCGAGGATTAAAAAAGGATATAAAGTTATTAAAGGTTGGGAATATTTAGCAGATTCATCAGCGAGATCATTTACTAACTGGTGGGTGATGTATCATCAAACCTATTCTATTTCATCTACTAATTTGTATGCTGGATGGTCTGTATATAGTTCTGGGTATTCATTAGAAGATTCATGGAACAATCTAACAACTCCTCCTGGACCATATGCTGACCAAACAATTAATACTGAACCAGCGATAGTATTGATTACAGATCTATCCCTATACACCTGATGTTTAATGGATTATTTTAATAATTTCTGCAACAATGCAGCATCTTTATTTTTTAATTTTGGATCAAAACAATGATTGAAAGTCCTATTAATGGTTCCAATTTAAATGCTGGATCCTATATTGGTGAAAACTGGCTAGGGTCTGGAGGATTTGATCCAGTTACTTCTGAATTAGATGCCAAAGTATTTACACATATAAAACTTCAAGGGGGTATTTTTACTGCTCCAGCTTTAGGTGGAAATGTTGAAGCACGGTTAGTTGGAGGTATTACTTCAGATTCTATTGTTTACAATAACTGGTTAATATCACCAAAGATGGTTGGAGGATTGTTCTCTAAACCTGCTGTAGGTGGTGAAGAACATGTCTGGCCTATGCTTAAAGGTGGTCAGGTTAAAACTGATAGTGTTGGTGGGTTTATTCAAACTCACATCATTTTACGATCTAAAGATACTGTAGGTGATACCGATAGAGTATCGGATTCTACATATATCCTAGGTCAATCCTTAGCTGATGGTTGTTACAGTTTCTCTGATGCTTATGGATACCTCAAACACACAGGGTATGTTTTATCCTCTGGTTTAAGTAGCTCTTCTTTTGTTTCTGGTTTAGTGCTCTCAAATGTATCAAAGCCTGTCTTATTAGAAGGAATTTATTCGACTAATCAAATACAAGGGAAACAAAAAAGAACTGCTGTATTCTCAGGTAAAGGGGTCTATTCAAATAGTGCTGTTAGTGGTATTGGGAAAGTAGTTCCTAGATTTACGTCTGGTATGATGTCTACACACTCGTTGGATACAAATCCAATTTTAGGGGGTAGAGCATTAAATGGAGGACTATATTCAACATCATATAATCAAGGCTTTTTTAACATTTCATTTGCTGGAAATATTGGCATTAGCTCTACTGAAACCTTGTCAGCTGAGTACCGTATCTCCCCTGTATTAACACCTACTGTAATTGTATTTAAAAAGTCTATTGTTGATAGTCCTGTAATGCGGATTACATCAACGCTTAATGCAGGTATTGAATCAACAGCTTCCTTACTAGGTAAATATCGTATCTCTGTGAGGATGGATAGTACAGTTAATTCAGGGGCAGCATTAAATGGATTATTGAATATATCCGCAAAAATGCAAGGAGGACTCACATCTAGTAATCCAATTCTTTCTGGCATTATGATGATTACGGTATCCCTTAGAGGATCTCTGTCTTCTTCATCAGTTGTATCAACTAATAAGATGAGAATTTCTTCATCTCGTGGTGGGGGATGTAGTTCTAGTTCCAGTATCACATCTAGATATCGCCTAACAGCTGCTTTAAATGGAGGTCTGGAATCCACTTGGGCATTTACAAGTATTTCCTCACCATCAAGAGTGAAGATGGATGCTATTCTATCTGGAGGTCTTACGTCTGAAGATGATGCAGATGCGCTAGTTATTCTAAATGGTAGGTTCTCTGGCGGGATTATGGATTTAGGTGATTGTGGGGGAACTTATCAGCTTTCTCCTACATTACCTTTTGGTATGGTCAGTGCAAGTACTCTATCTGGTAAATATCAACTCAGTGCAAATTTAGAATTTAAAAACTACTCTTCTAATATGGTTTCAGCAGATATACTAGTGTCTCCTCACCTGGCTTTTAATATGAGATCGGATAGCTCGCTAGTTGCAAAATACTTCACAACTTTATCTCATACTGGAGGCATCTACAGCTCTAGCATATACAATTTAAATTTAAAGTTGAATCCCTTATTACAAGGTAATATTGAAGCTACTAGTGATTTATTCAGTCAGCAACGAATTACTGCTCGTTTACAGAATGGTGTGATCTCAGGTAGTATGTTACAAGGGCAAATAGCCGCTTCATTTGAAGATCCCGGTTTGAATACTTGGGCTATTTATTATAAATCAGCTACACAATCTTTATCTTTATCAACTCCTAAACAGGATATTTAATTATGGCAAATTTAGTTTCAACAGAATTACGTAGTGCAGTTTTATCTTCTTACTTTAAAGGTGGTGCAAGCCCAACTAACTTATATCTCCGTTTGTATCGTGATGAAGCTTCAATTGTAGAAGCTACTACATTAGTACAGATTGCAGATTTTGAACAATTAGGTGGTGGTTACGTTCAGGGTAAAACTATTGCTCCAGGTGATTGGACTGTAGAAGCAGGCACAGGTGGTATTCGTGTACGCTTAGTCGATCAATCTTGGGTGACTACAGTTGATGATTGGCAAACACTTCGTTGGGCTGTATTAGCTACTACCAATACAGGTAACAACACAGGTACCATTTTAATGGCACGTGACTATGGTACAAACAAAACCGTTACTGGTGTTGGTGCTACAGTTACTGTAGATGATTTGTTCTATCAAATTAACGATTAATTATGATTGTAGAAACTCTCTTCGCAGGCATGGACAATACATTCTCTTTGCAGTTTATGCGAGGAGAGTTTCCTGTTAACTTATTACAGTTATCTCAGTTTAAGTTAGAAATGTCTAATGGTAGGGTCTTTGATGATCAATCATTGTTTATCAAAAAAACTAAACGTAGACCTGGAAATGCAGATGATGCTGCTGATGGTAGTATGGTAGATACTGATGGAATTCTAGAAGTAATTATAGGACCTCTATTAACTGATGAGGATAAAGGATCTCATACTTGCTGGATGACTTCATATGATCCAATTAATACTAATGGTGTTCGCTGGCCTAACTTTAAATTAAAGGTTAAATAATGACTCAGTTATTTATAAACAACTTTTCAACAACAGTTGCAGCTACATTTGGTGCAACGGATACAACCTTACATTTATACAGTACAGCAGGATTACCTGCACTTACTGGGGCTAATGCTGGTAATTATTTCTTACTTACTATTTTTAAACGTATTGGTCTAAACGATTCAGCACATGAAGTAGTAAGAGTTAATTCTTGGTCTGGTAATGTTTTAACTGTTACACGAAGTGTTGAAGGGGCAGCTGCTGCATTATTCAATATAGGTGATAAAGTTGAAGCCAGATTAACTGCAGGATCATTTGTAAATAAGGCTGATTTAGATAGTCCTATTTTCATTAATAGTCCTACTGCTCCTACTCCACCTAGTACGTCTAATAGTGAAAGACTTGCTACTACAGAATTTGTAGTAACTGAACGAACAACTCAAGCTACATTAGAAAATAAAACATTCGTAGCTCCTGCATTAGGTACCCCTGTTTCTGGGATATTAACTAATGCTACTGGTTTACCTGTGACTACTGGAATCTCTGGTTTAGCTACAGGAATGACAACATTTTTAGCTACACCATCAAGTGAGAATTTATTTAATACCTTAACTGATGAAACAGGTTCAGGTAATTTAGTATTCTCAATTAGCCCTGTATTAGTAACACCAAATTTAGGCACACCTTCCTTACTTGTAGGTACCAATATTTCAGGTACTGCAGTTGATTTAACATCTGGTGCATCTAATGCTTTAAAATCAGCTACAACAACAATTCAAGTATCTAATGCTACTGCACCAGTAGCAGGACAAGTATTAACTGCTACATCAGATTCTGCAGCTACATGGGTAACACCTGCTGCATCAGCTGCTAATATTTCAAATGAACCATCAGGTACAATTACCGCTACTACAGTACAGGCAGCAATTAATGAGTTATCAGCCGAGAAAGAATTTGTCCTTGCTGCAGGGGCTACAAATCAATATTACCGTGGTGATAAATCATGGCAGATTTTAGATAAAACAGCGGTAGGATTACCTAACGTAAATAATACGCCTGATGCAGATAAACCAGTATCAGCAGCACAAGCACAAGCAGACACTGCTGTATTAGATAGTGCTAAATCGTATGCTGATAGTTTAGTTCTTGGTTTATGGGATGATCGTGGATCATTTGATGCAACAGTAAATACCTTCCCTACAACTGGTGGATCTGGTACATCTGGTGCAGTTCTAAAGGGGGATATTTGGACTATATCTCAGATAGCTACTTCAGGTCCTTTAGCTAATTTAGTCATAGGTACAACTGTAAGAGCTATTATTGATAATCCAGGGCAGACAGTAGCTAACTGGGCTACTTCTTCTTCTGGTTTAAATTACACTGTTTCTAATGTTCCAACAGCAGGTCAAGTATTAACAGCTACAGGATCATCTACCGCAGAGTGGAAAGCAGGGTCTTTTAACGGAACATATAACCGTTCTCTCTACACAGCAATCGCTTCACAAACAACCTTTAACGCTACCTATGACATCGGTTTTGTAGATGTTTATTTAAACGGTGTAAAACTTGTTGTGGACACTGATTTCACTGCAACCAATGGTACGACAGTCGTTTTATCAACTGGTGCAACAGTAGGCTCTAGCGTTGATATTGTGGCTTACGGTGCGTTTAACGTAGCGAATACTTATACGGTTTCACAGGTAGATACTTTACTTGCTGCTAAACAGGCTGCGTTGGTTTCAGGTACAAATATCAAAACATTAAATGGCAACACATTACTGGGTTCTGGTGATGTTGTTATCCCTACAACATCAAACCTAAAACTTTATTATTTTCAAGGGGCGTAAATGGCTATTTTTAACAATTCGGCTGATTTGGCGGCAACGACAAATACAACACTGCGAACAATTACAACAGGTAAAGAAGCAACATTTAGCGTCAATTTATGTAATCGAACGGCATCGGCTATCAATGTAAGACTTGCTCACGCAGCAGCTAGTGGTACACCTGCAAATGCAGAATGGCTTGTTTATGACTTTTCCCTTCCTGCTAATAGTTCATTAGAACGCAGTGCTTTACTTGCCACAGCAGGTAAAAACATCGTTGCTTATGCAAGCACAACAGGTATTTCGGTTAATGTTTATGGATTTGAGGAGTAGGTTATGGGTGTAAATTTATTAACAGCACCTGCTACAGCTAAAGTTAGAAGAACTCAGACAATTACATCATCTACAACTTGGACAAAGCCAGCTAATGTATCGACTGTTATTGCTACGCTTGTAGGTGGTGGTGGTGGAGGTGGTTATGGAGGTGGTGATAATGGTGGCGGCGGTGGCAGTGGGTATGTCGTGCAAGAAACTTTATCAGTATCGTCAAATTTAACCATTACTATTGGCAGCGGCGGAGCTGGAGGAACATCTGGGCAAAATGGATCTGCTGGTGGTTCAACATCAATATCAGGTGGCGCAAGTGCAAGCGCAACTGGAGGAAATGGAGGAGATAGATCAGACATAGGCGGAAAAGGTGGAAACGGTGGGGCTGGAGGTGGTGGAGCTGCACCATCTGGTCTAAACACTGGCACAAGCTATGGAAAACAGGGTGGGATAGGATATACAGGCTCAAACGGAGAGAATGGATCTAAACAAGCTAGTGCAACCGCCGCTGGATATATCGTGGTTAAACCGCCAAAAGGTGGTGTATGTTACTTATTAGGTGTTAGGGGTGGTGATGGCGGATGTATGAATTTAAATGCCGCACCACCTGGGGCAACTTCTGGATGCGGTGGAACTGGCGGAGATACTAACTCAGGTACTGGCGGCAACGGTGGCAACGGCTTCGTAATTTTAGAATGGGAAGAATAAAAATGAGATACGCAAAAATAGAAAACGGAAAAGTAGAAAACGTCATTGTGCTTTTAGACGAAGATTTGCCTAAAATGCCAAGTGACTGGACGTTGATTAAATCTGAAACAGCTAACATTGGCGATGATTACATTAACGGTGTATTTGTAGCACAAGCACCTGCTTATGTCGAACCACCTGCCATCACTGAAAAATTCATAACCGCTATCGCTTTCAAACTACGCTTCACTGCACCAGAACGAGTAGCTATCTACGCAAGCACGGATGCAATGGTTAAGGACTTTGTTTCACTGTTAGATGATCCACGATTAACACAAGTTGATTTAATGTTGCCTACCACTATTCAAGCAGTTGAGTATTTGCAGCAAGCAGGTTTGCTAACTGCTGAACGTAAAGATGAAATTCTAGCCTAACAGGACTTTCTAACATGACACAAGCAAGACAATTAGCTGACTTTAGTCCATCTACGTCACCTACATTAACTGGGACTGAAACCTTAATAAATAAGACTTTAACAGGTCTTAAACTCACCAAAACAGCACCTGCTATTTCAACAGGTGTTGTGACGTTAGACTTAGCAACAGCTAATGTTTTTGCTGTATCACTGAATGCTAACATTACTTCATTTACCGTAACTAACATTCCTGCCAGTGGTACTTATGCTGAGTTTGCTATTGAGCTTACTGCTGATGGCACTGCTAGAACTGTGACTTGGGTTTTCAATGGGGTTGCTGTTAGATGGACTGCCCCTACTTTGACGAGTACGAATGGCAAAAAAGACACGTTTGTGTTTTATACGCATTCAGGTGGTACTGAGTGGATGG